ATCCCGGCACAGCCGACAATGACGCAAACGCCATGAAGAACATGGGTATGATTCCAGAAGGGGCCGTGGTAAACCACTTCCTGACCGATACCGATGCTTTCTTCATCAAGACGGATGCACCAAACGGATTCAAGTACTTCAACCGTGCACCAATCAAGACCGCCATGGAAGGCGATTTTGACACTGGTAATATGCGGTTCAAGGCACGTGAGCGTTACAGCTTTGGCGTTTCTGACTGGCGTTGTGTGTTCGGTACACCGGGCGCATAAGGTTCTGAATACCTCGACGAAAAGGGCGGCTTCACAGTCGCCCTTTTTTGTTGTATAGTTTTTATATTCCTGACAGCCGCACGGTGTGGCTGACACTAGCCGAGACAGGAGATTACATTGGCTAATACAACTTTTAACGGTCCCGTCCGTTCAGAAAACGGTTTTAAAAACATTATTAAGAACGCTACAACAGGCGGTCTTACCAACGAAATGACGTTGTCAACGTACAGCACTTCGATCACAATTGCTGCTACAGGAACTTCTCACAAAGAAGCCTCTATCGGCATTCCCTCAAACTTTATTCCAATGGGCGTAGCGATCACAGTAACAGGCGCGGCAGCAAACGCTGTAAACCTTGTGGACATTGGAACAGATGCAGACCCCGATGGGTTTGTTGACGGAATTACCGCAGCAATTAACTCGACCGGCTTTAAGGGTTTCTTCCCCTGCAACGGAGTTTTGGGTATGTCTGGTGGCGCAACAACTGCCGCTACTGAAACAGCTGATGAGGTTGAGGTTGTAATTTCTGGCACAGCAGGTGCGGGTGGCGTTATTGCTTTGAAGTTTTTTGGTATTTCATCTGATTCACCGACAGCTTAATAGGAGGCTATGATGGCTGATTCTGATGTAAAATCAAAACGTGCGACTGCAACAGGTTCGCTTGCTGTAGGCCCTGCTCGGATTCGTCAGATACAGTTGAAGACAGCCGCAGGTACCCCCCGTCTTACCGTCACTGATGGTGACGGCGGGGCCACCGTGCTGGATTTGGACTTCAACCAATCTGACACTCACTCGGTAAACATCCCGTCGAACGGTATTCGTGTGGACGATATCTTTATATCTACTCTGACGAATATAACCGCCGTTACGGTGTTTTTTAATTAAAGCAAGTTACATAACTGCTACAAGCATGACGTTTTTCTTTAAGTGAGGCAGTAATGGCAACCACTAAAGATGTAACTAGAACCCCTTCCGGAAAAATTAAATACAGGGGGGAAACTTTTTCTGGGTATAATAAGCCTAAGCGTACCCCCGGAAAGTCAAAAAAGAGCGCGGTATTAGCCAAAAAAGGGGACCAAATTAAGCTTGTTCGTTTTGGGGATCCTAATATGTCGATTAAAAAAGACCAGCCGGGACGTAGAAAGAATTTCAGGGCGCGGCATAATTGTGACACCGCAAAAGACAAGTTTTCGGCCAGATATTGGTCGTGTAAGGCGTGGTGATAAAAATGCCCAGACCGACGGTTGCAGAACTAGATAAAAAAATTGAGGTGGTCAAGGCGGTTTTGCATCGTCTAGAAAACAACCATCTTGTTCATATGCAAAAAGACATAGATAGGCTTGACATAAAGGTTTGGGCTATTCTTGGTGGGATTGCATTGCAGCTTGCTGCAACAGTTATAGCTTTAGTGGTGGCGATATCATGACACGAGTTAATTTGGGGGCAGGCTCTAGCTCCATTAGAAAAATGGCCAAAGGCGGCGTTGTTCGTATGAAGAAAGGCGGCAAGGTGAAGAGTAAGGGCAAAATTTGTCCTGAAGGTAAGGCTTGGGCTAAACGTACCTTCGATACATACCCTTCTGCATATGCAAATCTTGCGGCATCCAAATACTGTAAGGACCCCAATTATGCCAAAAAGTCTAAGGGTGGCAAAAGAAAGGGCAAGTAATGGGACAGCTAAAGGAATGGTTAGATGAAGATTGGGTTAGAATTGGTTCGGACGGTAGCATCAAAGGTTCGTGCGGCACTTCAAAAAATAAAAAAAGACCTGACCGTTGTTTACCACGAGCAAAGGCTAATAGTCTTAGCAAAGAGGAAAGAGCTAAAACTGCTCGTAAAAAGAAACGTGAGGGCAGCAAGGGAAAAACTGTTGTCTCTAACACTAAGGCGGCAAAAGTAAAAAAGATGGCTATGGGGGGTGTTGCGGGCTACGAAACTAGGTCAAAGCGCCCCTTTCGTGGCAGCAGTATTCCCGGAACGGCTGTGGCACGTGGTTGTGGCGCTGTCATGAACGGGCGGCGCAAACGGACGAAAGGGTCGGTGTCACAAGCATGAACAACATAGCCTTTTATATAGATAAAGAAAGCGAGATATGCCAAGAGATTTTGGCTTGGTCTGCGCATACTTTGCAAAAGCCTAACCCGTATTATAACGGATTACCGCCCTGTCCTTATGCTCAAAAGGCTTGGGAAGAGGGTAAAGTTCTCATTTTGTTTAAGTATGACACTAATATGCAGGTGTTATATAGCACGATATCTCAGTGGGAAGACACTTTTGATTTAGTTATTATCGTAGACATGGCTTTTAAGCAGGATCCTGACGTTTTTCATGAGTATCTGGAACTTATGAATGATGCTATTTCTGGGGGTGTTTTTATAGACAGGGACATCTGGTTAATGGGCTTTCACCCACACGATGAGGCTAATGATTTCATCGACGACCAAAGCTTTATGCACTTAGTTGAAGATGAATATGCGATGATTTTTGTACAACGCTTATCAAAAGTACAGGAATCAGCAGACAAACTGGCCAAAAAAGGCTATTATGACAAGTATCTGGAAGAATATGACGTTAAAGACATCTTTCAGAGACGCAACGATCTTTATAGGAGATTAAAAAATGGCGATGAAACCTCGTAAAATGAAAATGAAAAAGGGCGGCGCGGTAAAGAAGATGCGCGGCGGCGGTATGGCGGCAAAGCCTAAGATGATGAAAAAGGGCGGCGCGGTAAAGAAGATGCGTGGCGGTGGCATGGTTAAAAAAATGCGCGGCGGCGGTATGGTGAAGAAAAAGAAGTAAGATGACTACGTCTGGCAGCACAGATTTTGAGTTAGACGTTTCCGATTACGTTGAGGAGGCGTTTGAGCGTTGTGGTCTTGAGGTTCGTACTGGTTATGACCTCAAGTCTGCTAAACGGTCGCTCAATCTCATGCTGGCGGATTGGGCTAACCGTGGATTGAACCAGTGGACCATTGCCCAACGCAGCCTAACGGTAACGCAGGGCACGGGTAACTACTCTTTGGACCCAGACGTGATTGACATTCTGTCTGTCGTCGTGCGGCGCAACGGCACAGATTTTGCTCTTGAGCGTTTAAGTCGCGACGAATATCTGTCTATTCCAACCAAAACTACGGAGAGCAGAGCTAATCAGTTTTTTCTTGATCGGCAGATTACACCGGAACTAAAGCTTTGGCCTGTCCCGGATAACAGCACCGACGTAGTTATTTATGACGCGCTGACACGTATTCAGGATGCTGATGCTTATATTAACACCATGGAAGTACCGTTTCGGTTCTACCCGTGTTTAGCGGCAGGGCTGGCTTACTACATTGCAGTCAAACGCGCACCAAATCGAGTGCAACTGTTGAAAGCTATTTATGAAGAAGAGTTTGAGCGAGCGGCCACAGAAGACCGGGATCGGGCTTCTTTTAATGTCGTTCCTCAGTATCAGTATTTTAGGACGACCTGATGTCTAAATACGCGACAGGTAAAGACTCATATGCCATATCTGATCGTTCCGGGTTCCGGTATCGGTATAAAGATATGCGTAAAGAGTGGAATGGTTTGCTTGTTGGCAAAGACGAGTGGGAGCCAAAACACCCCCAGCTAGGGCCGTTTCGTAAGGTTGTTGATGCCGAAGCTCTGAAGGAAGCGCGGCCTGATAGAACGGAGCCGTTAGACGTGTTTGTGGGAGTTCCCTTGGTAGAGGCACCTAACTTGCGCCCCGCACAGGGTTTGGGGCAAGTTGGCAGTGTTACGGTGACAGTATGAGTTTTACATATACGGAGCTACAGCAGGCTATTCAGGATTACACTGAAAACGATGAGACGACTTTTGTCAACAATATACCTGTATTTATCCGTAACACCGAAGAGCGTATTCTCAAGAATGTTCAGCTTAGCCTGTTTCGGAAGAACGTGTCCGGCACTATGACGGCCTCGAACAAGTTTTTGGCGTGTCCGACAGACTTTCTTGCGCCGTATTCTTTGGCTTACACAGACGCGGGAAATGACGCAAATTTTCTTGATTTTAAGGATGCTAACTATGTTCAGCAGTTTAACCCGGATCCGACGACAGAGGGTGCACCGCGGTATTATGCTGTCTTTGATTTAACCAACTTTATTATTGGGCCCACACCTAACAGTAGCTATGCGGTAGAACTGCACTACTTTTACCGACCCGTTAGTTTAACTGTCGGATCCGGCACAGGAACAACATGGCTTAGTGAAAACGCTGAACTAGCAATGTTGTATGGTAGTTTGATGGAGGCATACATCTTTATGAAAGGTGAGCCCGATATGCAAGCGCTATATGAAAAGCGGTTCGGTGAGTCGATTATGGGTCTCAAGATGTTTGGTGAGGCTGAAGAAGTAACTGACCAGTATCGCACTGGACAAATAATTAGGCCAAAACAATGATAAAAGCTTTAGAGATAGACATCCCTTCGGATTACAAAGTTATGGTGGAAACCACGGAAAACCGTGGATTTACGCCAGAAGAAGTTGCAGAACGCTGCGCGGAAAAGATCATTCAGATATCGGACACCGCTCATCCGGGAATCCGCGATCAGG